CAGAAAGCTTAGATAAATTTTATAGCTGGGTTGATAATAAACCACACTATAAAAATGTAAGAGCAACAATAGAAAAATATAAAGCAGGGGAAGCTACTAAGTCAGATATTATTGATGAGATAGCTAAAACAGGCTGGGCAGAAAATCCTAATTGGTCTAAGAATGTTAAATCAATATTAAAAGCTAGAGTAAATGGTAAGCACTCAGAAGAATTAAACAACTTAAAGACTTCATTATTTGAGGAGAAAGAATAATATGTTACCTTATAAATTATTATTTAATATAGGTTCTAAAGCTGTCGGTACTTATATGGAAAGAAGAAAAGAAAAGAGTAATAGAAAACACGCTATTGCTTTACAAGAGATGGCAACAGGAAATGAAAGAGCAAAAAGAAATGGCTCTTTATTTTTAGATTTAGTGCTAGGTAGTTTTATACTTGCACCATTAGGAATCTTAGGATATGCTACGTTTTGGGGAGACCAAGATATGTTAACTAAAGTAGATTTTTATTTTGAACAATTAAAAAGAATACCTGAAACTTATCTTTGGTTAATCTTTATAGTTGTTGGTGGTAATTATGGAATATCAGTTACTAATTTATTAACAGGAAAGAAATTTAAATAACAATGGACTCAGACTATGCTCAAATTTATCAAAAAACTTTGGAACAAATATGTCGAATGGTTGTTCAAGGACTTTTATGAAGATAAGTGATAAAACAGAAGTAGCTATGCCAGTTAAAAATATGATTGGTATTGTTGTTGCTGTAGCTATGGGCGTGTTTGCATACACAGAAGTGACAGCTAGGCTGACCTCTTTAGAGACATCAAGAGAATTATTTCAAGCAGACTTACTTAAAAAAAGTGAACAGAAACCTACTGACCAAGAACAGTTTATGTTATTAGAAGCTGTCTTTGAAGATGTAGAAAAATTAATTAAAAACCAAGAACAGAATATGACTAACAAAGTTAATATAGAATTTTTAAAACAACAGTTAGAAAAAACACTAGCTGATGTAGAGAAACTTAAAGACAAAGTTAGGAAGAATGGTAATGGACACTAAGAAAGATAGAAAATATGATGGAAGGTCAAGACCTGCGAATGAAGCCTACAAGAATGGGTGGAATGAAATATTTCTAAACAAAGTTTTAAAAGAAGAAGTTAATATTGGAGATACTGGAACACAAAAATATAGAATAAAGAACGGACCAAACAAAGGAAAAGTATTATGATTGAATCTATTGTTGCATTATTAATGTTTATTGGACCTGATATTAAGGAACATAGAATACAAAAGTCTATGTCTGTATGTCTTAAACATAAGCGTGAAGCTATGAGACAAGTTAAAGATAATATAGATTACAAATGTATTAAATCTAAAGCAGAACTTGAAACAAATATTGATGGGTCTAAATCTATTAAATCTTTAATATTAGAATAATGGGAAAATTTGAATTGGTATTATTGATGTGTTCTATAGTTGCACAAGAATGTGCTGAACCTAAACATCAACCACATTTATATCAAAGTCATTTTGATTGTGCTGCTGCAGGTTATATTCGGTCATTAAAAGAATTACATACCCTTGAAGAAACTAATGTTAATAATTTAAAAATTGTTGTATCGTTTACTTGTACTGAAATAACAGAATCCTAGGCTAAATACTTCGCAATCTTTTCTAAAAGAATATGTAAATCCTCAAACTTAACTTTAGTTTCTCTCAACATAGCCGTTATTATACCTGAGTTTTTTTTCTTAAAATGTAAATGAACTTTATCTTTAGGATATAAAGAATGTTCTGTAATAAATTGTCCTTGATTATTTATAATCAATTTAAATACAGCTAAATCTGCTTCCCTTTTCTTAACTCTTTTGCTAGTCTTTTTTATTTTTCGAGGTATCTGCATTTTGCTTTCTCAACAAATCCATTAAAAAATCATCATCACCCTTTTCAGATTGTAATTTAGTCATTGGTTTTTCATTGTTCGTATAAACTTCTAATGTTTGAATACGAGTGGGATTAGTCATAAATATAGGAAACTTAGGATTACTTTTTACTTTTACCATAAAGAATCCATCTTCAGCAACACCAAAAGTTTCTATATTTTTTATATCTAAATCATTTGAGCCTACTAAACAAACTCTTAAATTGTAAATGGGTGGGGTTGAATTAATTTGTTTGCCACCCATATCATAAATTTTATTTACCATTATTATCCATCACTATCATCAATTAAACTATCAATACTTTCAGTATGTATCTCATTTAATTTTTCATTGTTTCTTTGTATCTTCTTTTTTAAATGGTCTTTCAAATCATCTATCTTTACATATAACATTTTATCTATTGTAGGATTTATTCCATACATAGGTAAATCGTTTAATGAAGATATAATTCTTCTAAAACCTCTTGCTCTTTTTTCTAATTGTGTTATTTGTGATTCATTAATCATAGTCTCTCTCCAATATCATTTCAAGATAATGAATAGCCTTTTCAATATCTTTTCGTTTACCTTTATGAGGATGCCTACAAATATATTTAATTGCATTACCCTCTGCAAATTGTAAATTATTTTCATTAATAAATTCTGCAGGTTGTATCGCAAAAGATTTATAGTGACTTCCATCCACTTGTTTATTAAGTGAATCATATGTCATACCTTTAAATAAATCTTTACTCGTCATGTTTGATAGGTCCTTCTTCAATCATCTTATGTCTTCTTAAATCTTTTTCTGTTGGCTGAAGTGTATCATTTAATTGGTCGTATGTCAACAACGGATTTTTCTTTAACTTCTGTACTATCCATTTATAAGACCAAGGTTGTAACTTTAATGTAGTACCTTGCCAGTAATGAGTCTGAGGAGGCATTAATGTAAATATATTTTTTACATTTACCTTAGCTTGTTCTTCTTTATTTAACAATCCCTTTAACCATACAACAAGAAACTGTTCTGCTTTTCTTCTTATCTTACTCATTTTTTTTGTATTCATTCGGTTTCCTTTTTTTGATGAAAGACTTCATACCAAGTATTACACTCATCACATTGATACATACTAACTATTTTATGTTCTGACTCAGGGTAAGTGTCTTCGGTATCATAATCATTATTCCATCTTACTTCTGATTCACAATAAAAACATTTCATTTTGGTTCATATAACATATATGTAAGTGTCAGTTCTTGATTCTCAAAAATATCTTCTGTTGTTTGTAAGTACCATTTGTTTCCTTTTAATACTCTAACACAATTAGATTTTTTAGAATGATTAATGAAACTACCAAGAGCTAATCTATATAAAGTACCTTCAACTTCTATATGTGATATACCTAACTCAGTATCTTTTTTAATTTCTCTTGTAGCAAACAAACCTAAACCATGAATCCAACTAGGTCTTATAGTACAATAAACAGGTAGTGGTTCAAAAGATTTTTCAGGCATATTTTTTATTATAGTTTTTTAATTCGTTTTTAAATTTAGATGTTATCTCATCTACATTAGGTTGTTTATTTACTTCTGCTAAGTAAACATTCTTACTAGCATATTTAAATATTCGTAAACCTTTTCCATTATTACTATCTTTGTAACATTCAAACTTGTGATTACAGAATTGACAACCAATTGCTAATTCTTTATTACCTGCTTTAGTATTACTTAATGGATAACATTTTTCTTCAGGTGGTTCTTTCTTTTCTAATGTATCTCTTAAAGTTTTAATTAAATGACTAGCATTAGGTTTAGCTAAATCATCAGGTTGATACAAACATATATCACCTGACACTTTATCTATAACAAGGAAAGCACCTTTCTTTGTACCTTCTGCTTGTTCATATCCTGCTATCTGTGCATGATAACCAAAAGGGTCGTCACCTAATAACTCACCTGATTTAAATTTTTTAAAACTAAATGAAGATGCTGACTTAACATCACATATCTCTCCATCTATTTTACTATCTATATGTCCAGTAATACCATCTATCTCAACTTTCTTTTGTTGGTCTTCAATTTTATGTCCTGCTAATTCAGCTAAGAATAAAACTAAATGCTCTAGTATATGTCCATATAAAAATTTTAAATTAAGACTATCATCTCCAGCCATGTATTTTTTAGGACTAAACCTATCATACCATAACTGTCTAGGTGGTTTACCTAGTACTGACATTCTTAACATTCCTTGTTTTTTTCTATCAGGGTTATTCCAAGCTAACAACGCTTCTTTGATGTTGTCAAGAAACTTATTCATCTGACTATCTGAAATTTTAGCTGACTTCCCTTTAGAGATATTTGCTATTAGCTGTTTAATGTCTGTTGCTAAAGTAGAAATATCCTTAGTGTGTTTCTGACCAGTTGTTTCCAATTTTATATTCTCCATTTAGTGGACACCGAACATTTAATAAATCTCCTGCATCTCTTATTGATTGTACTGCAAGTCTTCCAAACTCGTCTGCTCTATCTGCTTGAACTTCATATTGAAATTCATCATGCACATTCACAACTGGGAAGGCTCTGATTCGTTTAGTTATAACATATTCTTCTAGCAATGTCAACGCTTTTTTCATAACACAAGCACCTGCACCCTGCAATAAAGTATTTAAAGCTGCGTGAGGATGTCTTATAATTATTTTTCTTTGGTCAATTCCTCTGACCCATCTACGTTGAGCCACTCTTTCCACTTTTTCTCGTAAGCGTCTAAGACTTGGTGTTGCTCTAAGAAATTTTTCTTTAATTCTTTCTCCATCTCTTTCCGAGCCTCCAATG